GACTCCTAAAGTGGGGTCAAGGGGGCGGGGGGCGGGGGGCGGGGAGGGGGGGCGGGGGTGAACTCCGCTAACGAGGCGTTAGGGGCCTTAGAACCGATGAGTCCCTAACGAGGTCAATAAGCGTGATCGCGGTCAAGCTGGTCCGAAAGAGAGGTTGAGACATGACGCTGCTTTATATCGGAATCATGTGGTTCGTATTGATCGTCCTTATGGTATTGTCTATACCGAAGAAACCAGAATCAATACATGAGGAGGAGTGGGAGAACGACTGACGCATTTCACGCTAAGTCGAAACCCTGTCCAGCGACACCACCCCAGAAGTCAGCGGTGACACCTTGACTTGGGTGGTAGAATGCTACTCCAGAGCATACGACAGTTCTAGCGTTTACGATATCATACACAGAATTTATATCGCCAGTCACTGTGAGTCGGATCGGTTGCCAAGATGCGGTTGGACCGATTATAGCGGTGATCTGTCCGAATCCTCCTTCACGGATGATCGGGATCCATACACCATCTTCGAACATCACGACACCTGCATCGATACCACCGACCTCTAGTACTCCGCATGCAAATAGTCGCTTTCCAATATCACCTCCAAAGTCAATGATGACAAGTTGGCGTGCTTCACCTGTCAGACCAGAACCGACATTTCCCCACAATCCTCCAGAACGTACTTTGACTGTATTGTCTAACGCACTGTCGCATCCGATATATAGAAATTCACCGAAACCAAGATCACCGACCAATCCGAAATTTACACGTGTTACATCAGTTGGACTGGCATCGATCACATGCTCACCATTCCAATATGCGACAGTCGGCCAAGCGTCTCCTTCATTGATACTGAAGATTCCAAAGACCCATAGGTTGGTCCCCATCTCGCATATGTGATGGTATTCACCGCTATCATCAAACTCGGACGATAATACGCTCCATGAAAGTCCTACCGGGTTGTGGACTCTCGGAGCATTATCCAATCCTATACCGATCACATCATCACCATACTTGGCTAGACCGACACATCGACCTGGGAAGTCGCCTGTCGGGACGAAGTAGTGACCGTCGTATCTAATCGTACCAGAAGATGCTATCAACATGTCGACTGTATCAGCATCTTCTGGAGCGATGACTGCATTGTAGCCACCAGAAAAGTTACCTCCGATCATCACCCCTCCTGCGGTACCTTCTTGTAATAGTGCATATGCTCCGTATGCCCATACAGGAGAAGTCAAACTCCAATAGAGTCCGCCTTGGACCGGACGCCATCCACGAATTGTCAGCATTCCAATTCCTGGAGAATAGCAGAATGAACCAGGTGCACCTCCTATGGTACCAAGCAGCACCTCTTCGGTCTTGTAGTGAGCGTCTCGCGGTAGCACTGTTATTGAGACCACTCGACCACTGGACAACTGCAATGGTCCAGTATTCGGCATGTGACCGACCCCACCTCCGAGCATCCTGAAGCGTCTGTTCTTGTACGCTATGAAGCACATTGCCCACTTGTGAAATGTTCCAGTCGATGTCCCCATCTGGTCGAAGTCGCCTCCGATGATTGGAGTACCGTCAGTGTCCATCGCGATGACTCTAATCGTGTCATTCAATTCTACAGCGAGCGTGCTCCAAGAACCTCCTGCCGGCAGTGCACGAAGAAGATGCTGATGCCGAGCAACCATTCCAGCTGGTTTCCCATAGACACCTGCAAGCAACGTTTCGGTTGCTTCATTCATCCACGTGGCCAACGCATACACAGGTCCAGCAAAGCCTGCCATTGAAGTATAGATAGTCCATGTATCAGTTGCTTCGTTCCAAGCTGCAATCTGCTGGACTGTCGATACTCCATTGACATGTGTGATCCACCCACCGACCACGATCTTGCTATCGTAATACGTGATCGAATAGAGTTCACCTAGACAACCAGAACCCATTGCTGAAACTACCAAGGTGTCTAGGTCAATCTTCGCACAGTTGTTGCATGTTACTCCATTTAACTCGGTGAACTTTCCGACAATGTAAAGTGTCCGACCGACTGCACAACATGCACGAATTACCGGATTACCGGCAGCGGAGTCGACCATGTCCTTCCATGTTCCTGGAGTAGCACGATCGAACATGACCCAGCAAGGTGAAATGGTACCTCCACCTTGATTGAAGGATCCGAAGTAGTGGATGTAGTCGTCAGTCGCATCGTAATATATTGCGTAGACAGGTCCATCGAATCCACCTTTCGACCACCAGAATCCATGCTGTAAGTAAGCCGCATATGTGCAAGGGTCATCCCCAATCCATATGAAGTCGCCTCCTATTTCTGGCTCGGTTGACACAATGCGATCAGCACATCGCACTGCCGCAGAAGGATAACCATTTCCAATCATATTGACGGTGCTACCTATCAATTGGAATAGACGCGGTACTTCTGCATTGTTGACTTTGGTAAACGAACCTCCAATCAAAAGACCGCTGGTCCAAGGGTAGATGACCAATGGGGAACCGTTGAGCTTGACCACTCCAGTGAAGCTGTCAGTACCGGAGATGTACCTCGCGATATGGTTGAGGTCAACTTGTCCAGTCGGAATGTCTACGGCATGAAAGCATCCTCCGACGAGTAGTTCATGCCTGAACACTTTCAATGAGGTGACTTCCAGTGCCTCGTATACCAGTGGGTTTAGTATTGCGAGCGTCTCACCTGCTGGTCGCCATAGGTATCCATCCCAGCGAGCTAAAGGATTTCCTACCGCCAGATTTCGACCGCCTGCGTACAATCCGATACCTTCGTCGTCCTCGAATTGACATACCGCATATATCATAGCCGCTTCTAGACCAGTTCCAATTGCTGCCAAATCGGTTCCATCAAACGATGTGACATTTCTCCAGGAACCAGTACCAAACTGTCCGCATATAATTAGAAGTTCATTGGTCCCATCATTGAACACACAGAGACCGTAGACAATGCAAGTTCCATACGGATCAGCTGACAGACCGCCTCCAGGAACCTCCCATGTACTACTTCCATGTGGTAGTCGATAGATTCCTGTATCAGATCCTAATCCAACTTGTCCTCCCGCGTACAGGTCACCACCATACTCCGCGAGGCAATAAACGTTCATTGACTCTGGTAACTCTAACAACTCCCAATCACCGTCTTCATTGCCGTCATACGACCATACTGTCATGGTCGGTTCTACATTGTATCCTCCTGCGATGATGAGTTTGTCATCCCAGACTAGAATTGCTAAGCCATAATAGATATTGTGACCGCCACTACCGTAGACTCCATCAACCGATACCCATTTTCGACTGTCGAAATCATACCGCACCACGATCGCAGTCGATGAATCCGCTAGGGTGAGCGTATCCGCAATACCGTAGAGCTGTCCTTTGTACCAAGCGAATCCATAGAATGTTCCTCCGATATCGGCAGGTTCGCTAATGTAGCGTTCGAAATAATTCCCACGCCAAGCCATCGCACTCGCAGTCAGAAGCAATGAACCCGATGAACTCGCACAACAACCTAAGAAGAATAGTACGAGCCAAGGCATTGCACAAGTGAAGAAACGCTGTATTGCTGGATCGGTTTCATCACTCTCACCCAGTACGGTGATGGGTTGATCGACACGCAGGTAGTGCGTCTTAGACAATGCCTCGAGCCGATTGGTGATCATGAACGGTACAGCTTCCTCAACCGCTTCAAGCGTCTCGGCTTCAGTCTCATCCTCATTGGTGCATTTTGCTTTGACTGCCCAATATCTATTGTCTAGGAAATCATCTTCACCTTCCGGACCTTCTGCGACAATCAATGCATCCATGTACCCCTTGTATCGCTCGAACCAATACACACGTAATGGAGCTTGAACTTGTCCATCTTGGACGCTGGGTATCCACATTCCTGTGACACGTACTACGACTGTACCGTCAGTTGCTAACCCGTGCAGTCCAGTATCGAGTTCACTGTAGTTGAATGCAATTACGATCTGATGTCCGGGATCTTCTTCTTCAATTGCTTCATAGATAGGTGGATGAAGCAATGTGTCTGATGAAGGATTGGTACGCTTTGCTTTCCAGACCCAATAGAGAGGTCCTTCCAAATCCTCTTCAGCTTCGGGTATGTCTTCTGGAGGTACTCCAATCCACTCGGGAGCTTCTGGGTCAATGGGATATCCTGTATCTTTGATGACCCCAATCCAAGTTTCAATTGGAACAGAACCCCTTACACTGACTCCTTCACTGCCGATAGTCCCTCCTGACAATCCACTACTAGGATTCTGAGTTCTCAACTTCTTTACAAACTTTAATACAGTATTGTATTGTGAAGCTGAGATCTGTTGTTGACCAGGGACGAGTTCTTTGACAAGACCGAGATTTGTGTTTTCTATCATCGCGCTAGCACCAAGAATGAAGAGTTGAATACTTCCGTAGCAAAATCCGCATCTGGGTAAGGGTGAGGATTGACTTCTTGCCATAAGATCGGTTCGTCATTAGGTGGCGATCCGGTCCTGAAGATCGTATCTGGACGGTAGAAGTAATTCCATGGGTAGAAACGTTCTTTGAACTTTAGGGTCACCTCGAATGGTACTCCAGAGCCGTACACATTCAATGTTCGGTCAATACTCACACCCAGGAATAGCAAGCAACCTGGATCTGCAAGAGCCCACGTGTTCGTATTGACGTAACCAGTCAATGCGTCGATAGCCTTCAAGTCTATATAAAGGCATCGTTTTATATTGTAGTTACGCTCAACAAATGGGATCTGTATACCGATCGGTTCTTTGACCTCACCTACGGGTTCGATACCATGATCGATATCCATTTGCCAAAGGTAGCTACCGGATCCTCCCACAAGGAATTCGACCCCATGATCTCGTGACTCTTGACACCAACTTCCGAATGGCATATCTGGAGTGGCTGGTTGATCCAAACGTACATCGTACTGAGGTACTCCATAACTCGCAATGATACGTGCAAATGGCCAGGATGGAAACTTAGATCCACCGACCTGTGAAAACTTACCATGTCTTGTTCGTTTACATGCTAAGCACTTTAAGGGTGCAAGTTCTGGATGAGCATGAGGCTCTCTCGCACTGCCTGTGTAAGGTGGAGGTGGTAATCCGAGCAATGCGGCCATGAAAGGAATACTGTCAGTCCATGCGACCTTATAGTGTATCTCAGCTTCAGCTTGTGCATCGAAAGTGATGGACATATCAGCACTTTCCATTGCGAGTACTTGGTAGGTGAAATCACCGATTGCATCAGCCATGCTAAACTCCTAAGGTCCGACAGCAGGTTTGAAACTCATTTTCGCCAAGTTCGTATTGATGTCAGTCAGAAGGCCATTTCCTTCATCTCCTTGTTCCACTTGCCTCTTCAGAAGCGAGTTAGTGGAATCCTTACCTACAGCTGTCTGGATTTTCACAGCCATTTCCTCAATCCCAAGAAAGGCCATAGGAAATACATCTTCTCGTTTCCCACCGTATCTGCTCTTTCTCTTTTTCTTCTCACCGGCTTTGTTTGCTTTATCAAGATCCTCTTCGACTTTCTCTTTCATTTTCTTACTGAGTAGTCCGAATTCGACTAATAACTTCATGTAGTTAACTGCAACTGCTAGACCGAATTGACTTTTCATGCGACCGATAGAAGCTGCTAACTTCTTCTCATACTCCGTGAGCGGTCGATCCAACAGCTTTGGCATCTCGCTCAAGGTGGATTGGAAACCTTCGGTCAATCCTTTCCATTTGAAATTCCATGGCCTAGTGAAAGCACTTTCGAGTTGTGCCATGATCTGCCAGCAGAACTCGGAAATGTTCTCAGCCATATTGCTGAAGACAGTTTCAGTAAAGTTGGCGATGTCAGTAAATATTTGTGCCCAGTTACGACCGAACCATTTTAGCAAGTTAGGTAACTGATCGGTAAAGAAGAATTGGATTCCATTGATCAATCTGACGATAGCTTGCCACGCTATAGCTGCAGCAAGTTTGAAAGCAAGCCTCCAATTCTGAGCTGCAGCTTGCAAGAAAGCGTATCCCATGAGTACGACTTTGAAGTACTCTATCGCTTTCGATTTTCCCCATGTCCACAATTTACTCAGAGTCTTACCCATGTTCTGCATTTTCTCGGTAAAGGTATCACCCTCCAAGCTAGCATAGATAAAGTAGGAAGCCAAAGAGACGAGACCAGCGATCACCAATGCTACTGGTTCAAGCAAAGTAGCAAATACAAAAATCAAGCCGTTTATGACAATCGTTAAGATACTTGATCCAGCGACAATTGCAAGAAGCTTCATTTTGAGTTCAAAGGAAGCATCAGACATTCCTTTTACCCACTCAGTAGCCTTAATGACCAAAGGTATGATGGCATCGAAAGCTGGCATCAACTTACCTACAATTTCAATTGCAAGATCATAAAAGGCTGTCTTAACTCTAGTCAGTTTACCCCACAGAGAAGACATCTGAATTTTAGCCATTCTCTCAGATTGACCAGCACAATTAGCGAGACGCTCCCTGAATTTTTCGAGATCTCCACCAGATGCATTAATTGCAATTGAGAGAGCCGCAATTGCACGTGTTCCACCTAATGTCTGCAATGCGAAGTCACCTTCCTCTTCATCTACACCTCTCAGAGCCTCACTCAAATCCACCAGTACTTCTAAAAACGGTCTGAAGGCACCGGTCTTCGCATCGCGTACACTGACTCCAAGTTTCTTAAGTTCTTTCTGGGAATTCTCAACTGGAGCACGCATGCGTAATAAGATATTACGCAAAGCTGTACCAGCTTCCTCACCCAGATACATATTATTACCCAAGACACCCAGGACTGCTGCAATGTCCGAAAGACTCTGGTGAGAATCATTCGCAACCGGACCGACTTTCTTCAAGGCTTCTGCGTACTGCGATACACCACCAGCTGCGTAGGCGGCTGTCGTAGTCAATACATCCATGACCCATGCAAGATCTTTACTGTCAATTTGCATGCTACGCATGATACCTGCAGAGTACTCAGCAGCCTCACCCATTGAGATCGTACCTGATGCAGCGAGATTCACAGCAGAATCGACTGCGATCAGAATATCTGCAGTTTCAAAACCTTGCTTGGCGAAAGCCTCCATTGCTTCACCGACATCTGCAGCTGTGTACATCGTCGTACTACCAAGCTTCCGAGCTTTAGCCGTAAGAAGTTCCATATTCGAGGCACTGGTCTGCAATACCGCTTGAACATTCTTCATCCTCTGCTCGAAGTTAGCATATATGTAGACGAGTCCAGTTCCAGAAGCTGTCATGCCTAGTAAAGCCCATTTAGCTCTACTCGCCATTCGGTCGATAGCATCAGAGGCAGCCCTGACACGTGTCCGTACTCCCTCCAAATCGCGATTGAAGTTATCAAACTTGGCAGTGATGTCAGCATACAGATCTAAAAGTTTAAATGCAGCCATCTTCAGTCTTCCATTTCTTGATCATGTTCGAGACTTCTTCTGGACTCATTTCAACACCTGGAAGTTCGTCACTGTCTTCCTTCATCGAATCCAAAGCAACCGCTAGTCTAGGCAAGGTCAAGAGATCGATGTCCTCGAAGGTCCATTTGTAATGGGCAGCTAGGCATCTGTAGATCATACCCCAATCAGTCAAGGGGTTTGGTCTAGCATTCTCGCTGCCTTCGTAGGGTCCATATCACCGACCATCGCCTCTGACAACTTCTCCTGAAGTTCTGCTATACGGTCTATGCTGAATAACTCAGACAATTCTCTCTCAGAAATTTCTTGACATTTTCTGATCAAGAACCCGGTGAGCCATCTGACCCCTTCGACAGTTCTGAGTACTTCCATAGAAGCAGGACTCATAGGATCTGCGAATTCCTTTTGACGCTCTTTGCAGGTATTGATCAGACCCTGCCGTTCTTCTGGAGTAAGTACATCTCCGAGTTCTTTCAGTTCTTGCTTCAATTCTCGAATAGGTGCAAGTTTGAGCCATTGTTGCAGGTGACCGAAGTCTCCTAACTGCAACCTACCGATCTTGTACGTCTTGCCCTCAACCTCCCAGAGTATCGGACCTTTCATGACAGACGACATTTCATTTCTCCTTGAGTAAAGTTTCCAAGGGTCGGGTCAGATGACCCGACCCCTGGATCACCTTTATGAAGCAGGAAGTGTAATTGCTCCCTTAGTCGTAAAGGTAAAGTTGTACTTGATCAAACCCTTGACGGGTGACTCGACTGCTAGGTTCTTGACCAACGCAGCGCACTGGATGTAACGATTGTCAGCGACTGGACCGATGTAGAGTTTCATCACCGAAATCGTTTTACCTCCCTTCAGACCAGGTGAAGCTGCAGTCGGTACTGCAGTTGTGTCGAAGATGCAAGAGACTTCACCGTCTCCAGACTCGAGAACCGGCTCGACATTCTGGTATCCGACATCTTCAGTTGTGGTTGAGTCTTCGACCTCGGCCTTGTGATCGAAGGACCATTTGGTAACGTGAAGTGTGAAGCCATCACATTCCACATACCCAAAGTTTCCAGTTTTCTTTGCCATTTCTGTACTGTGTCCTTTCTTTCAGTTACGCGGAACAACCGACAATGACCAAGGTGACCGTCGCGGTATCGGTGCCACTCGCATTGGTGATAGTGATCTTGTCAGCGGTAGTTGCAGTGATCACACCGACACCTGCAGCTGCATTTGTAGCGAGCAAGAACACACCACCAGGTTGGATGGGAACCTTGTCAGAAGCCGCATCCTTGAGAACGACCACAGGTGCAGTACCAGCACCGAAGTCGACAATTGCGACTGCCGACTCGTTGCTGATGTAGATCGCCTTGATCTTGGACATCGTCAAGGCATCTCCAAACGGATCGGTGAACGTAGCCAAGTCGACTACGAGCGTACCGGAAGGAGCGATTGTTGCACTCTTGGTCCAGTAGACTTGATCATTCTTATCAAGTCCTGTACCGTGAGTGAGTGAGATTGACTTACTGAGAGCTTCAGCGAAGGAACCGGAAATTCCAAGAACCGTCTTTCGACCGGTGAAGTTTAGACTTCCAGTGATCGCACTGATCAAACTTGTCAAGGCCATTTCATTTCTCCTGCACCTTAGACGGGTGCATAGTCGACTAAGAACTCAAAACCAACGATCGTATGCCAGACAATAGATCCAGCATCCGAACGTTTATCTTCTGGTTTCATCTGATCTGCGACCACCGCAGAACTCAGAATCAAGACACCACTTCGATTGACTTGAAACGAAGTGATGATCTTCTGAATCCAATTACTGAAAGCCATACCCTGCTGATCTCCTGGAGTAGCAGCTGAACTGACCGAGATGAAGTGGAACACAATACCTTGCCGTCTGACTACCGATCCAGATGTCTCAGACTCTTCTTCTATGCAGTCATCTGTCTCGTAATAGGCATACGGAAAGGAAACCGGTTCTGACTCTTGGTCTTCACGTTCAACTTCACCGTGATACAGACCACCTGCGACCAGGGCATCAAAGTCGGCTTGGTTAGTCAACACGGTGATCAATTCTTCGAAGAAAGCTAGACGCATCAAGTCACCTTCGATTTCAGGATCGCTATGACCCGGTTACGCAATTCAATCACCGTTCTGAACAACCATGGTCGGGGTCTCATTCGGGTTGTACCAAACTCTAGATATCGAGCATAGCGAACCGAGAATGGACTTCCGACTAACTGTCTGAACTTGGACTTATCGAACACTGTGGTAATGCAACTTCTGAACCGACCCGTACGGACATGCGGATACTCTCCAGGCAATGAGGCTCTCGCTCCAGGATTGGATTTATGCGGTCCCGCGATTGAAGATCGTATCTTGATTGTATTCACAATCATACGTCCGGCTATCTCCAGTTTCTTCTGGATGTTACCTTTCATCTTCACCACGATGCGGGGTCCATACCACCTAACTGCCATGTCGTACACTCACCCGCCACAGGCGGTCCAATCCACATTGGTTCATTACATCCAATATCGCATAGTACTGGTCCTCAACCAGTACCCTGCAACCTTCCGTGATGGTGGGGTCGGTCGTACAGTACAGGTGATGCGTGGCTTGAATTCCACGTTGCTTATTGTCGTGCTCGTTCTTTCCTTCGACTTGCTGAAGCCAACCGAAGCACTCCAACACATCCTCCCATTCCTGGATGTGTTGAGAACCTGTCGTACTGACATGCTGAATGGGACGTTGAAACAAGCAAGCGACACCATTTCCTTCAATCAAAGCTTCAGCGGACATCATACCCCTTTCGACATATCTGTGTGGGGTCCTAGTAAGGAAGCAACTGAGCTACCCCAATAAGCAAGATCGCTTACTGAATCACCTGCACGGTACGCACCAGACCAGTCACCGAGTTTTTCTGACTTGAGCAAAGGATTCGTTTTGTTCTCTACGTAAAGCTGAGCTGCGATCCTCACTACAGCTTCTTCCACCATAGCAGGAACAGATCCAGCTGCGTACGTCACCTTGATGTTGCGAATTCCTTTCGGAAAGCAAGAAGTACTGTCACGACATTCGATTATACCCGTTTTCGGATCCCATACGAATGACTCATCAATCGTGGGACTTATTACGGCGTCGTAGGTCGACTCAACCGATCCGTCATTAGCTAGGATTTCGATTGTATCGATACTGGAAACTGGATACTGATCCAGGATCACCTGTCGATTGTCGTCACCGTTACTATACTCAACGATGGCTTGCCTCAGGAATTCTCGACGTGTAAGACTTTTTGCAACTTCACAAGCAACTTCAAGAAGTGTCTGAAGTATCGACCCGTCAATTGCAGAAAGGATCCGATTCTGTCTGGCTCTGTTCTCGGTCACGAACATTTCAAACCCTTTCAGGGGTCCAGGACAAGGTATGCATGCTACCCTGCCTGGACCCCACTCAAGGAGGCACGCTTAGGTCAGGATGACGTTCGACTGAATCCGCTTCAACAAGATGACTGAAGCGACGTCATCCCCACGATCCATCTCAGCTGGGATCAACGCATTTGCCGTCTTGATCGGACCATTGCGTTCATCGAATCCTTCCAGAATGATCGCGACCGTACCGCCAACCGTACTGCCAGTTATGACTCTGGCACTGAGGAAGCAGAGGGTGGTCTCATCCTTCAGAAGTGCCGCATCGATTTCGATACGCACTTGCTTGTTGTCGTTGGCTGAAGCAGAGGCAGCCAGTGTGACCGACGAGATCGCCTTGAGACCCGTCGCAGCAGCATCCGATGCCAGACAAATCTGACAGTTGATCGTCTCAGCAGCCATGTCCAACAAGAGAAACGTGGCCATGAACTTTTGAAACTTGTTTGCCGTGACCATGTCTACGCCGGCAGTCTGCAGTGGAGCGACTGAAGTCGCTGCTCCGAGTTTAGCTCCAATGATCGCACTGCGATCGACACAATTTATCATTTTTCCTTCAAACATCACGAAACTCCAAAGGTTTCAGTTCTCAAATTTCGTACACCAGTCACCGGTACTCGCTACTCGACTAACTGCGAGTTGCGATACCCACGAACGGACTCACGACTCGGCTGGTCGTGGTCTTAAACGGCGTGCCTGTCGTTCTCCACCACGGCTGACCGTCCACTCTGAACGTGAAGCGGAACGTCGTTTCACCGTAATCGAACCGCAAGTGGATCGAAGCGGCCGACTTGATCCCACCCTTGACGATGCAGAGGTACTCCTTCCAGCTGGCGAAAATGACATCGCCGACGGTTCCCAAACCCGGATTGTGCTCATAGGGGATAACCGGACGACCTTTCAGAGTGCCGTAGGGACTACCAGACAGACCACCTGGGGGAACGTACAACGGAATGATACCTCCGCCCACGTTCTCAGACAACGCAACGTTCTTGATCGGTACCTTGTAGGCCAACTGTTGCAGGGCAGGTTCGCACTCCGCATTGATCATCCAGATCGCGTCCATGCGATTCTTCACCGGCATCGCCAGCCAAACCTTGTCGATGTTCTCGGCAACGATCGTAGATGCAACCTGACTGGTTTCTTTGGCGACTGCATAGAAGCAGGGAGCATTCAGAATACCCAAAGGCTTCGCCGAACCATTGCCATTGACAAAGGAATCAGAGATGACAAAGTTCATCTCGCTCGCAACCAAGTCCGCGAGGAAGGTATCCAGAGCGATACCAGCATCCTCCATGAGTTCATCGGTGACCGCGACGTACGAACCGAGCTTGTGAAGCTTCAAGCTGAGCGTCTGCCACTTCGCTTTGCTGATCGCATGCTGTTCGGCTTCATCCATCCAGTAGGAACGCACGCCACCATGCCGCGAACCAGTTGCACGGCTGTCATCTACAACCGTTCTGAAATCCAAGGCATTTCCTGCAACCGCATACCTCTGGACACGCTTCAGAAGATCTGACTCATCCCAAGCCTTCTTCAGGATGATCGAAGAGATTTCGGTGGGCAACAGCAACCCACCATCTTCAGTGATACTTTCACTCTGTCCAGAGACAGCTTTCACTTTGCGCTCTCGCACATCCTTGTAAGCGACAAGTCGCGGACACTTCGAAAGTTCTGCACCATTGTGGGTGCGATGCATGTCTCGAGCGAAGTCACCCAGACTGTCGTAACCTTCATTCGGGTGCTCAAGTTCCCGATCCGTGCCAACAAACAAGGTACCTTTCCCAATGCCGGCCAGACCCTTCGTGGCTCTCTCCAAAGCCTTCCGCACGATCGCGTCGGCAGTGGCCTCAAGCTTGATCGCGAATGCATCCACGACTCCCTGCATCGCTTCCTCCTCGGGACTCAAAGTGCACTCTTTGATGAAACCTCCCTGGAGGAGACCTTTGGTTTCATCATTGAGTTCGAGTTCTGCCTTGGAAGGTTTCTCATCTGTTCCAGGCTTGTACTCGCCGAATGCCTTCAGAATCAAATACCACTTCTTCATCGGACTATCTCCTAAGTTTACTTTCTTCAATCCTGACCCGCATTTGCCTACCGTAGACTATAACGGTTCCAGCTTCGAGTCTCCAGATCTACAGTTTTCCTTTCATCCTACGGACCGCACCCTCGAGAACGTTCTCGACTGGCAATCCGTTAATTCGTTTGACCATTGCGCATCTCGCTTCTGCCTTGACCGTCTCATAATCTCTTGAAGGCTTCACAACTTCTGGAGGTAGTACATCCGTAGTGCCTTCATCGTCCGTGCCATACATCGACTCAGGGATCACGACCCCCATTGATTTCAAGACGGTCTCTGGGATACCGCAACCAGCCTTTGCAGCTGCTGCAATCGCTGTCGGTAGAGCGGTCTGGTTGGAAGGTAATGGAGTGGCTGAGTATTCCAGTACCAAAGCCTTGGTGATAATGAAATGGACATCTGCCATCATCGGATCATCTTTCAGATCCTGAGGTTTTGGACTGTGACCTTCCATGGGCACAAAACCGATGCTCTTACCCAGAGGCATTTTACCTTCTGTCATGATGTGCCAGATGGCATCCGGTAGCCAAGGACCAGACCAGTCCTTGGGTTTCGTGAAGTATTCGGTCTTGGCCTTCCAGCCGTCCTTAGTTCGGTCATCGTCTTTAGCACGTACGACCCAAAGTGAACGTCCGACTGGAAGTTCTCTGTAGTTATGCGAGAAAGGAACGATTGGATTCTTTCTGAAATGCTTCCAATCTAGTCCATTCGGCATGATGACTTCAGAGTCACGATCGATCGCTCTGGTTGAGACGAAACTGATCTCAGCACGTTCACCAGGTGTAAATTCAGGACTCTTGGTCACATGGAAACGTCGACAATAGCCTTCGACGATCTCTCCATCGACCTCTGTATGGAATAACTTCTTGATCTCAGCAGACACTGTCTTCATCAGCTTCTCAATTGCCTTCGCAGTTTCGGATGGCAATGGAAAGCCGAGCGGACCAAGCGAATCTCCGTAGGATTCTTTGATGCTCAAATGCTTCGGCATGATCACTCCTTAGGTAAAGTCACATTCGTATCCAACAGTTCAATCATCGTACATCGACAATGCGGATGCGCTGGAGGGTGGGTGATCTTCGCATAAGCAGCCCTTGGATTCTTCGGTCCCGCTTCGTAATCCGTCGCCATTCCGAAATCTCCATCCAGACCGATACCTTTATTAGTCTGCGCTGCTATGTCATTGCACATCGGACAAGCATCGGAGGCGCACAGCCACATGAAGCCTTTCACCACTCCACTCTCGACAGCTGCAAGTCGTTGAGCAGCATGTATGGCTCTCGAAGCTTCGGTCAAAGCGATCATACGGGACCGCTCACTGGTCGCGAATTCGAAGATCTGATTGATCCGCCTGGCCAGACTGATCGGAGCCAGTTCAGTTGTCGTCAAACTCTCTAGCAGAGCTTGCTTCAATTCGACAATCGCCTCGTTGATTTGTCTGGATGTAGTAGCATTCGTTGAAGCTGAGAACTCAATGGTCTGCTTGTCGATCGCTTCCTTAATCTTAGGGTTGAGGACATTGAAAGAATCGGCAATGGCACTGTCCGATATGCCAAGCCGAATGAAGGTTTTTTTGAGTTCTTCCTCGTACTCCAACGCCACAACTGGCACAAGAGCATCCCTAAACTCTTGGTCCCAACTCGAAAGATCGACCGTGTCATAAGTTCCTTTACTCCAAGACTTGTGAGTATCCAGGACTTCTTTTCTTTGTCGATTGAACAGTGTGACCAGATGCTTCGCGATACGACGACCGCTCGGCAATTCTCTGGAGTGTATCTTACCTTCATAGTTTCTGAACCACTTCGGATCCTTGACCCATTCGTCTTGAGGTATCAGAAGTTTCTCAATGGACAGTGGCTCGATGGCCTCCCATGCTTCTCCAGAAGATAGACCCCTTTCAGTCAGCAGTTCAACGGCTCTCGGTCGAGTGATGACACCCGTAAAGCAAGCGACGACAAGGTCAACGACCCGGATTGGTTGGTCGTTAGGTGGGCCTAACGACCCCTTAGCGGGAGGTTTTCGGCTGGCGGGGGGCGGGGGGGCGGTTGCTCCAGGCGGCTTAGGTCCCGGAACCGCGACCGGTTCGGGTCTCTTGTCCCTGGAGAGCCACTGGTCAGTGTTGGTGGGCACGAATATCTGGGCACCCGCCTCATCCGGCAGAGGAGGCATGCCCATATCGTCTCTAGCTTCGTCGGGTGTCATTACCATCGCCTGTATGTCGTTGGAACGGATCCAACTTTTCTCCCGTTCATCCTCTGGGACTGGATTCTCGAAGCCAATGAACAATCGACCGCTATCGTCGTACAATGGCATCAGTTGTGAGTTCAAGGCTTCGACGAATCTTATAGTCCGTGGCAAGACGGCATACCGACCATGCTGAGCCATGCTCGCCTTCAGGTTCGACAGGTTAGTGTTCTCACTCAACAAGGCGAGTGGCACATCGAAAGAATTTCTGACCAGATCCGCATTGACTTTCAGCCGAGCCAATGACTCCATGTCAGCTGGTGTATGTCCGACATTCTTGATTTCCAACGCGGTCTCAGATACAACTGTCCCACCAGTATTCTTTCGACTGAAGAGTTGTTGTATGCGTGCCTTCAAGCGTTTAGCTTCGGAGGGTCCAATCGGTTCTTTAGGTGACACCCACAGATCCGGTCTATTCCGGTTCTTCATCATCGCCTCATTCAAGGCGATATCGGTATTCACCGATTGCAATACATCGTGCATTGCCTTGGCGACCCCTAGACCATCCAGGTAAGGATTCTTCAGACTCGGAGTCCTCAAGAAAATGACCTCATCGGTAGTGAGCACTTTATTACTACCGATTGAGGTTGTGTACACGAAGTGGTCTATCAATTCGTTCTCACCGGTTACGATCTCTACATTTTGTGGTGGAAGAATCCAAATCGTGCTCGGTCGGTCCATGTCATCCTTCTCAATCCACCAGTAAGCCTTTCCCACGATCTCGAGATACATGTTAGTAAGTTCACGAAGAAGGAATTGATCGAAGTAGGGATTGGCTTTCTCTATCAGTTCCATGAAAGGATGGTCGGTCACTTCACGGACTTGCGAGTATCCTTTATTTCTTGGGATCAGACGATGCTTCTTCATGAAGGCGAACTGCTTCACCGGTATGTTCTGAAAATCCCAGTTACCTTTGAGACTGAGTTGTTTGTCATCGACGACAGCGTACACATGTAGGTTGACCATTGCGACCGCACTGGAGTTCAACTTAGCGCACGTGTAAGCTACACCGACACAAAAGTCCAACAATTCCTGGGATGTGAGATTCCGCCGACTTTTGAACCAATCCACCCATTCTGAGATCATACCTCCAGAAGTTTGGATGTTACCTGTTGATCCTAAGAACCCAGGTGATCGATCGATGGTGAGTAACTTTCTGAGAAAATTGATCACTACAGTATCTCCACTTCATCGAATGAAGGATCTTCATCTCGAGGTTGCTCGGTGAATGGTTCTCCATACCTTACTTGCATTTCCGGATCCGTATTACGTTCATCGATCAGTTCATAATCTGGTCTGACGATGTCATGCGGGATTTCTGGCATTGGAAAGCCACCACCCCCTTTTTCTAGTAGGGTATCCTGCTCCATTTCATCCCAGCTATAGAGATCCGGCATTAGGCAGCCTCCTTCTCTTCATCTTGATCATCGTATTTCCAAGCTTCCATCATACGACGACGATCAATGTTAGCTAGAAGATAACGCAAGGCATCCAAAGCGTGGTGCGTTCCTATAGGCTGTGCTCCGATGAGTTCATCTTCTTCTTCTGGCCACCTGTACTCTTCACCCTCTCTCATTAATGAGACCAGACTCGGGTGAATATGCAAGGTACCTGACATAATTCTTTCGATCACTGAATCGATACCCAAGGCCACGTTCGTGATCTTATTAGGTTGTGCAGCGTGATCGGCAGCCCTAAGTTCTGAGATACCCTCAGGATTGCTCTGATCGGTGAACCACTGCACATTGCGAGGCATGACTCTTGCATGCTCGGATATCCGACAGTGACGTTTGTACCTTAGATACCAGAGGAATATATGACCAAAGAATTCGCCTTCCATGACCCACGTGCCAGCTAAGGCTACGAACGGATCAGGTGCCCAACCCCAGTCCACTCCACCGACATGTTTACCTTTCCCAGGAACCTTTGCAAAGTTGTCTAGACATCGATCCAAATTCGGATAGACCAAGCCAGCCATTTTCTGAAATTCACCACAATATCGCATTGCGAATCTCTGAGCTGACATTGTCTTCTGGGCACGTTCGAACTCTGATAGTGGATACGCTGGGTTGTCGCAACTTCTCCACGACTTAACGAAGTAATCAGGATCTCCAGCGCGCGCTAGCATGTAGAACTTACTGTACAACCAATTGCGAGCATACGGTGTCGTGGTTATGAGAGCACGACCTTTGCGGAGACCTAGACGACCTTGAATTGCAATCCAAGAATCATAGCGTATTTGACCCCCTTCATCAATCCAAGCCCAATCGAACTGACCACCTTCGAGACCTTGCGGTCGTTCAGCAGACAGGCACCATATCTCACCCATATTCGCTGGCAGCACATAGACAGTCGCACTCGGCTTGGTTATTACACCTTCCAACTCTGTATCTGCAAAAGCCTTCACAAGTTCTGGGAGTGTAGCTCGCTGTAGTACTTGGTAGGTCGGAGCGACAATCAAACCTTTGATCGGGTTCTTCTTCAGATCCCTGTTGGATGCTAGGATCTTACGGGTCTCGTTCAAGATCCATACAGGTCCGAATGAAGTCTTACCTCCACCGGTTCCGGCAGAAGCCAGTAGGAATCTAGCGGGTGATTGGATGAGATCCCATTGACCAGAATGCAGTGGCCAGTACTTAGTCAACCGACCTTTGGCATCGGTGACCATATCCCCAAATCCGGGTGTCATGGTCCCACTTTTACTCATCCTTCTTCTCCTACGAGACCCGATCCTTTATAGTTCTCATTCACGAACCAGTCTCCTGTGCCGAGAGACAGATCACCCGTCACCGCGTTGATCTCCCAGAGGGTCCACTTGTAGTTTCCAGCATTTGCAGTCACAGCAGGTACATCTACAAGTGAGAGTTCGATACTATGACTACCGACTGTCAGGTCTGAGCCCACCTCATCTGATTGATCTTGCAGCAAGCAAGTCTTCTCACTTGTCTCGCGATCTTCTGAGTAGATCACGAGCTTGACCACCTTTCCTGAAAGGTCGTAATCGGTCAGAACACCCTCAGAGTCACGAACTTTGACATTGAAGATAACGTTCGGTCGACCTGCTAATTGTTCGACAGAGACATGCGTAGTCTCATCTTGTAGTGTAGTCACACTAACTGTTGGATCTATCACAATGGTAGGCACAGGTAATGTCTCCATAAGTGCGATGGTATCAGCAGGTATCGTATCGAGTTTATGGTCAATTGACCCGTCTGGAGGTACAGTATGCAATGTCGAGTCAAGTCTCATTGCATCACGTACTTGCTGCTGAGTCAATCCTCCAGATGGAGCGTCTTCTAATGCATTTGCAGTGTACTTGTAGACAGCACCGTCCAGTACCAGTGCTGTATCTAGCTTGTCAGCCGTAACCTTGATTGTGTCGACTACACCATCGACAGTAGTGACAAGACTTCCGACAGCAGTAACAAGATCGCCTACTGTCGTGACGTCTCCTCGCGACGCAGGAATGGCTGGAATGAGATCTGTCTTCAGCTTGATAGCGTCTACTACTCCGTCCACGGTCGTAACAAGCGATCCGACAGACGTCACATCTCCTTGCGATGCAGGAATTGCAGGAATGAGATCGGTCTTCAGTTTGATTGCTGCAGTGTCTGTCTTTACAGCCGGAAGATCGGTATCATGTATATTACTTACTACGGTACCGACCGCAGTCACATCTCCTTGCGATGCAGGAATTGCAGGAATGAGATCGGTCTTCAGTTTGATTGCTGCAGTGTCTGTCTTTACAGCCGGAAGATCAGTACCATGAATGTCGATCAAGACATCAGCTTGAGCTTCCATTGAATCAGTGGTGTTATTGTACGATGAGAAAGCGGGTGTCGCCGACTTGCTTGCTATCTTGGCAATGATCGAGGAGTTCACCACATCACCCGACTCAGCTACAGCGATCAGATGGTCGAGCTTGATATCCGACAGAGCCGTGTCTGCTTCAGTGTTGACCGACGTCTTCATAGTGGCTGTGAGATCGCCATTTGTCGGAGCATTGGTGAGATTCGTTACTGTTGCTAAAGTCCCTGCGATAGAGTTTGCTGCAGGTGCGGAGACTACTCCGCTCAGCGTCGTAGTTCCTGTGACCGCCAATGCACCTAATGTTGTAGTTCCCGCATTCGCTCCACTGACAAGTAGTCCATTGGCTGCACCAGCCACAGCATCTGGAAGCGAATTCACTGTTCCTGTCGGAGTGGCGACGTTCAGTAGTTTGACAAGTGCTCCTGCGAGTTTCCCAGTCCCTGCACTCTCCGATAAGGCCGTACCAAGCAACTGCGTCAGACTCACATCCAATAGGTCAGTTGAACAGAACGAATCGTACACGTTCGCAGTGACTACTTGGAATACGACTGGAGCCATTGCATTCGTCCCGCTGTTCAACGAGAATATGACTTCTCCCAGCGTGTCGAAGTCGCCTCCATCCGAGACGAATACATAGTGTCCAGTATGATTATGGGTCAGCGTGTCCTGAGCATCCACGGCTCCAACAGTTCCGTTCTTCGTGACCTTGATGGAGGCGACGACCTCGTCGGTCTTCGCGGCTCCAGCAGAGTCGAGGATCGGACCGAGCAAGAAGGTGCGAGCAGTTGACTGTTTAGCTAGCATTATCGAGAACCTCCACAGATCAAAATACGACGTCGTCGATTACCACTGGCTGGCTCATGATACTCCACGAAGCAAACCTGATAGTACGGAGGTTGCGTAACTGTATAATTACTGACCGTTGGCGTTGTCGATCCGCTCGTGAAACTACTGGAGCCAGTCGCTGCGAACGTATGGACGTGACTGCTCGCAGCAGTGACTACGGCACCTGCGGTCCTGCTCGCATTCGCGCCGACCCCTGCGGTCACCGTATGCGTATGTGCTGCAACTGGATGCGTATGACCTTCTGCCGTGTGTGTGTGCGTTAGGGTCCCACCTGTTCCTCCGATACCTGCGAGAGTCGCACAGCATCGTGGGTACATATCGCGGAGGTCCATCGTGCCGTTTGTGCCATCGCACTTGTACCAATTCGTCGGGATCGTCGCCAGCGTGCCGATCCATAGACAAATGATCCGGTCCGGCGTGCTCACTGAGCCAGACACATTCTGGATAAAACCTACCGTCGTATACGGAGGTATGTTCGCCTCTGACGACAGATCGTCCGCCGCACTCTGGTTGCTGACCACAGGAGAGGTCGATCCGAATGTCAGCGTGTGTGTGTGGGACGAGGTCGCCACGAAGGCCGTAGTACCACTGATGCTGCCTGCCGTATTGAACCCTGCGGCGGTAGTCGAAGATGCCATCGTAGGGTGTACGTGACTTCTTGTCCCACCATGATCGTGATTCACCACAGTATGAACGTGAGCGTCATTGCCTCCGGTTCCTCCGCCGTCTCCGGCAGTAACTGCTCCACGTAAGAACCTACTCCTGCAATCTACAGCACCACCACTACCGTTGCATAGCTGCCAACCGCTCGGGACTGCTGTAGTAGAGTATGTCCATAGACAGATTGCTCCATCCGGTATCCCGAAAGCCGCACCACCAGACTTTAGGTATATGACATCAAAACACGCTGGCTCATTATTGTCCGTCGATGTGTCGGGAGTCGCGGCTGCCAAGTCATACGACGCCTCAGGATTGTCCGTCGAGCCGTTGCTCAAGTGCGTGTGCGTCTGCAGAGGATTTGTGGTATTGATGTCTCGATTACTATTCGTCGAAGCCGTACCACTATCTGGAATCGTGTGTGTGTGATTGACCGTGTGACTGTGTGAAACGGTCGCGTGCTTGTGCGTCAGTGCTCCGCCAGAAGTCCCTGGATCGACAGTGTTCGTCCATCCCTTGATGTACTTAGAGTCCAGAGCGGTCTCACGAGACCATCCGAATGGTCCTACCGTAGTCCCTGGCCATGCCACTATTATATTCTCTGGTATGTACGGCATACTACTTACTTCTCG